TGTACAATCTTGGCAGATTGTCGACACCGGAAATAGTGTCACTTGGAATGAGATTGACACAGCCGCTTAAATTTAGTAAAAATAAAATATAAGGATTTAAAATTATGGCATCAAGTTATTCAACAGATCTTAAACTAGAGTTAATGGTTACCGGTGAAAAAGCTGGTTTATGGGGTGACATTACAAATACAAACTTAGTAATTGTACAACAAGCTATCGCTGGTTTTGAACAAGTTGCATTAAATGCAACAACAGGTGCAACTCTTGCATTTACAAACGCAGCAACTTCAAATGGTAAAAATGCAGTTATCGAATTAACTGGAACAATCACAGGTAATGTTGATGTTACTATTCCAGCAAGTGTAACTAATAAAGTTTACATTGTTAAAAACAGCACATCAGGTGCTTTCACTGTAACGGTAAAAGTTTCTGGTCAAACAGGTGTAACTTTCTCAGCTACTGATAAAGGTGCAAAACTTGTATATGTAAATGGAACTGATGTTGCAGATTCAAACATTGGAAAAGTTTCAAATGATATTTCTCCATCACTATCTGGAATACTAGATACAAATGGTAATGACATTATTGTTGATGACGCTGGTGCAATTGAAGATGATTCAAATAATCCATACATTAGATTTCAAAAAACAGCTTCAGCTGTAAACTTTTTAGATGTAACTAACCAAGCAACTGGTTCAGCACCAGATGTTGCAGCAGTTGGAACTGATACAAACATTGATTTTAATTTAACTCCAAAAGGAATTGGAAGAGTTACATTAAATGGTAATGGTAAGATTAATGGTCTTGCAGAAAAAGTAACTGTTAATGGAACATTTACTTCTAACATAAACTTTGACACAAACACTCAAGCAGTTCAATTAGATACTGCAGCAGCTTCTGCAAACTTTACAGTTAACTTAAGAGGTGATGGTTCAAATTCTTTAGATGCTTCTATGGATACAGGTGAATCAGTTACCATTGCATACATTTCAAAACAAGGTGCAACAGCATATTATAATACAACAGTACAAGTAGATGGCTCAGTTGTAACTCCAGTATGGCAAGGTGGATCAGCACCTTCAGCTGGTAATACAACATCAAATGATGTGTATACATTCACAGCTATTAAAACAGCTTCGTCTACATTTACTGTATTAGCAGCTCAAACGCAGTTTGCGTAATAGGAGGAATATAGAAAGATGCCAATTATAGGTACACTTGCAGGAGGATCAGCAGGGGGATTTGGACAAAGAAAAGGTGGAATAGCTTTTGATGTCGACTATCTTATTGTTGCAGGTGGTGGCGGTGTTAACTGGATTTTTTCTGGTGGCGCAGGCGCAGGCGGTTATAGAACTTCATATCCAGGTGGAACACAATTAACTATAAAAGACGCAGTAACAACAGTCACTGTAGGTGGTGGCGGAGCTGCAGGTAATCCTGGAAACTCAGGAGATGGAACTCCTGGAGTAGATTCAAGTGTAGGAACTTTTGCAGCCTCTGGCGGAGGTAAAAATAGTGAACCAGGTGGATCTGGAGGTTCTGGATCTACAGGAAACGCTGGAGGATATACTCCACCAGAAGGAAACAATGGTGGTAGTCCTGTTCAAGGTGGACAAGGCGGTGGCGGAGGAGCTAACCAAGTTGGACAAGATGGAACTCCTACAGGTCCGCCGTTGCAAGGTAATGGTGGCCCAGGTGGAGCAGGATCAGCTTCTTCTATTACAGGATCATCTGTAACAAGAGCAGGAGGCGGTGGCGGAGCCGTTTATTGGCCAGGTCGTCAAGCTGGATCAGGCGGAGCAGGCGGAGGCGGAAACGGTTCTTCTAGACCCGGTTCTGCAGGTCAACCAGGACAGGCTAACACTGGAGGCGGTGGTGGCGGAGCCAATGAGCAATATCAGCTAGGTGGAGCTGGAGGAAGTGGTATAGTTGTATTAAGATACCCAACAACTCTTGCGCCTAGACTAACTGTTGCTCCTGGAACTAATACAACAGCAACCGATGGATCAGATACATATGCAACATTTACAGTATCTGGAACATTAACTTATACGTAGGATTTATGGCACATTTTGCAAAATTAGATGAAAACAATATTGTAGAAAAAGTTGTAGTAATTGGAAATGATGTTCCAACAGCAGCTGGACCTTTAGGTGAAAATGATATGCACCCTGATGGTGAAAGTTATTGTCAAACTTTATTTAAAGGTGGAGTTTGGAAACAAACGTCTTATAACAACAATTTTAGAAAACAATATGCAGGTGTGGGGTATACTTACGACTCTTTAAAAGACAAGTTTATTACACCACAACCTTATCCTTCATGGGTTTTAGATGCTAACGATGATTGGCAGGCGCCTGTTGCGTATCCAACAGTTCAAAATGTAAACGAAAATGTTTATTTACCTGTTAAAGAGTGGTCAGAAGATGATCAAACTTGGAAATCTACAGGAACAGATAATAATAATTATCTTTGGAATTCAGCTACTTCTAGCTGGGATTTAGCTTAAACCTAGACTTTCTATTTATAAATGATATAAGTCATACTCATAAAGTATGATTTGGCCAACTGTTTGTATAGATAATTTTTTTGATAACCCAGATAAGGTTGTTGAAGTAGCTAATTCTTTTTCTTACAAAAAAGATGAAACAGGTAAATGGCCTGGAGAAAGATGCGAGCATGTTGGAAATCTTCATTATGAATTATTTCTTCATTCAACTAAAAAAATAATAGCTTCAATATTTCCAAACGAATATAAAAACTTACAATGGAATTGTTCACAATTTTTTCAAAAGATAAAACCAAAAGATCATAAAGGACCTGGATGGGTTCATAAAGATGATGAAGCAGAATTTACTTGTATTATTTATTTATCCAAAAACCCAAACAATGGAACATCTTTATTTAGTACTAATAATTTTTTTAATTATAGAATGGATAAAAACACAGGTATTAAATGGAAATATATAAGAGAAAATAAAACATCTAGTTCAAAAATTTATCAAGATGCATTAAAAGATAACAATTCTAATTTTACAAAAACATGTTCTTTTAATTCTATTTATAATAGAATGATTTTATTTGATTCATATCAAGCTCATGGAGTTGATAATTTTGATAATGAAGATAATGAAGAAAGACTTACCTTAATCACCTTTTTTTATGATGTAAGTAAAAGAGATGGTTCATTGTTAAAAAAACATGGATCAGAACAAAGGAGAATTTAATGGTTTTAAAAGAACATTTTTGGTTTTTTGAATCTGCTTTACCAAGTAAGTTTTGTGATGAAATTGTAGCATTAGCTAAAAAAAGAAAATTAGATTTAGGTAATATTGGAAAATATACTGATTTAAAAAGAAAATTAACTAAAGAAGAAATTAAAGATTTAAAAAAGAAAAGAAATTCAAACATAGTATTTATGAATGATAAATTTATTTATGATGAAATTTGTCCATTTATAAGAATAGCTAATTCTTCTGCTCAATGGAATTTTGAGTGGGACTGGTGTGAATCTGCACAATTTACTGAATATAAAAAAAATCAACATTATGGGTGGCATTGTGATACTTTTCATGAACCCAATAATTCTGATAACATAAATTTAAAAGGTAAAATAAGAAAGTTATCATGTATTATAAGTTTATCAGATAGTACTAATTATAAAGGAGGTTTATTAGAATTTGACCCAAGGAATTATGATCCTGAAACTGAAAAACCTCTTAGTAAAATTTTAAAATGCAAACCTTTACAAAAGAAAGGATCTATAGTTGTATTTCCATCTCATGTCTGGCACAGAGTTAAACCAGTAACACAAGGTATTCGACATTCTTTAGTTATCTGGTGTATAGGGTATCCTTTTAAATAAATGTACTTTGAAGAAGAAAATTTTCTATCTAAAGAGGAATGTAAAAAAATAATAAATGTTTACAAAGATAATATAAATAAAACATATATACATGGTTCTAAAATTACAGGAACTAAACCATTAAAAATAAGTGATATAAACTATTCTAATTTTAAAAAAATATTAAACGCCATTGAAAATAAATATATAAAAAAGTTTTTTAATAAATGCATACTTTCAAATTATGAAATAGTATTTTGGCCTAAAGGTTCTTATATGGATCCTCATTATGATGAAGGAGATGAATGTGGTTTTTTTATTTATTTAAATGATAATTATAAAGGAGGAGAAACAGAGTTAATAGGTATCAAAAAAATTAAACCAGAAACAGGAAAGTTGCTCTTGTTTAAAAATGGAAATATGTTACATAAGGTCAATAAAGTTAAAATAAACGACAGATATACATTAGGAGGTTGGTACATATGAATCATATGCAAAACATATTTGGAGTTCCATTATTTATAAAAAAATTTGATTGTGATGGACAAGACGTAAAAATAAGAAAACAAATAAAAAGTATAAATAAAAAATTATATACTTTAGTTAAGAAATTAGAAAAAAAAGAAAAAAACTTAAAAACACGGTTTAGTAATTTAGGTGGTTTTCATTCTAAACCTTTAATAAAAAATAAATTAGCAGAAGAATTTGTAAAATTTATACAGCCTACCGTATATGATAATTTAAAATTATTTCATTTTAAAAATGACGTACAAGTTTCTTTTGAAGAACCATGGTTTACTGTAAATAAAAAAGGTCATGAAAATCATATGCACACTCATAGTGGAACTGATTTTAGTATTGTTTTTTATGTTAAGGCACCAGTAAATTGTGGAGATATAACTTTTTATCAAAATCCATATATAAATCATGGCTGTGGTTATTTTAATTTTGAAATAGAAGCACTTCATGCATTAAATTCTATGAGTTGGAAAGTAACTCCAGAAGAGTCAATGATGGTTATGTTCCCAAGTTATTTACAACATTCTGTAAAAGAAAATTTATCGGATAAGGAGAGAATTAGTTTTGCTTTAAATATAAGACTTAAAGAAATAAAATGAGTTTTAAAGAAAATGGATACAGTGTAATTAAAAAAGCTTTAGATAAAAGTTTAATAGATTATCTAACTAAATATATAAGTTTAAAAAAAGATATATTTACTTTTCTAACTAATACAAAATCTGTATCTCCTTTAAATAAAGATTATGGAAGTTGGGGTGATTTACAAGTCCCAGATGAAAGAATATATAATCTTTATGGAGACCCTGGTTTAGACACTCTTTTATTAATTGTTAAAGAAAAAATGGAAAAAGAAGTGGGGTGTTCTTTAATAGAAAACTACAGTTATTGTAGAATATACGTGAAAGGAAATGTTTTAGAAAAACATATAGACAGGGAACATTGTGAAATTTCTACTACTTTAAATATTGCAGGAGATTTTTGGCCTATTTTTATTAAAAATAAAAAAAATAAAAACATAAAAGTTGATTTATCACCTGGTGATATGTTGGTTTACAGAGGATGTGAATTGGAACACTGGAGAGAATCTTTTAAGGGGGATAAATGCATTCAAGTTTTTTTACATTTTAATAAAAAAAATAAAAATAATATAAAAAACAAATATGACACTAGACCTACTTTGGGTTTAGGTTTGTACCATAAAGGAGGATAAAAATGGAACATAGATTAAAACAATTAGAACAAGAAAATTTAGATTTAAAAAGTAGACTTAACATGGAAACAGAAGTTAAAAAATCTGAAGTAATGTTAAACAAAGAATTGAAGGAAAGAATAGAAACATTAGAACTTCAATTAGAAACCGTTTTAAAAATAAATGAAGAATTTTGTAATAAAGTAGCAAAATTAAGAAGGATTAATAAAGAGCTTATAGACAAATGTTAGAAACTGTTGTTTATGAAATATTACCAAACCCTGTTGGAAAAACCTCTTTAAATGTAGATTTAAAAAAATTAACTAAACTATGTTATCAAGAAAAGAAAAAAGGAGGTAGGAATTTTAGTAACAGGGGCGGTTGGCAAAGTTTGAATATGAAAATAGACAATCAAATATTAAAAGAACTTTGTAGTCAAATATTAACCGTGGCAAATGAGTTTAAAAAACTATATCTATTAAATAAAAAATTAGAGATATGTAATTTATGGATAAACATTAATAATTATAAAGATTATAATGTAACACATACTCATCCTAGATCTTTATTTTCTGGTGTTTTTTATGTTGTATGCCCACTAAATTCTGGATCAATAGTTTTTGAAAGAGATGCAGAAATTGGTTGTTATATAGAACAAAGAGAACAATGCTCAGAGTTTAACAAATATAATTCTACTGATTGGAAATTTGATAATGTTGCAGGTCAATTATTAATTTTTCCATCCTGGTTAAAGCATAGAGTTGAAGCAAATATGTCTAAGAAAGATAGAATATCAATTTCATTTAATATTATACCATATGAATAGTAATTTTAAAAATGTATTTGAGTATATTGAAAAAGAAGGTGAAATGTATGACACATACTCAACAGCTTTATTTATGTATTCGTTATTAAAAATGAAAAAACCTAAAAACTTCATAGAGTTTGGAACGGGTTTAGGCTGTACTTCTTTTATGGCAGCTCAAGCGTTTAAAGAAAATGGTTTTGGTAAAGTATATACATTTGATAATGGAGAACACTGGAAAGGGTATGGAAGAGAAGGAACTTACAAATCTTTTATAGAAAATAAAATTAAAGAATTAAATATAAGTAAACAAATTAAATTTGAGTTTGGAGATATTTATATGAACAAACTTAAACTAAAAAAATTAGATTTTGTATTTTTTGATTTTTATAAAGAGCCTTTAGCTTTATTAGATATGTTTGCTTATATTTTTCCTAAAGTAAACAAATACTGTAATGTCTTTGTTGATAGTGCTCCTTGTTTTTGGCCTGCATATAGTATGTTAAGCATGTTAATAGATACTTTACAAAAAGGGAAAATACCTGAAACTATGTATCAGCTGTGTCCAGAAAAAGATAAACTAAAACATTTAGTATCTACCAGTAAATTTACTTTATTAAATATAAGAAAAAGAGACAACAGTGCCCATCAAAATGGAATTGCTTGGATAAAAATAGAACCACAAGATGTTCTTGTAAGAAGTTTGAAAAATGAAGATCATACCTAACTTTTTAGATCAACAAAATTTTTTAGAACTTAAAGAAAATATGTTAGGATCTTATTTCCCTTGGTTTCTTGCAGAAGGAGTAGTTAAAACAGGAGACAATCAATTTCAATTTATACATAATTTCTATAAAGAAAATCAAATTACAAGCCCTTTTTATAATTTGCTTTTACCTATTTTAGATAAAATTAAACTAAGAGCGTTAATTAGAATTAAAGCTAATCTTATATATAAAACAAATAAAATAATTGAACATGGCTTTCATACAGATGTTAATCCCATTAAAAAAAATACTAAACAAAAAACAGCTATTCTTTATATGAACACTAACAATGGTTACACTAAATTTAAAAAATCAAAAGTTAATAGTGAAGAAAATAAAATGGTAATATTTAACTCTAGAGAAGAGCATACGGGAAGCTCTTGCACTGATCAAGAATTTAGAGTGGTAATTAATTTTAATTATTATGACACAGACTCTTAAAAGAAAATTAATATTAGATGAGGTAGAAGTTTTTGATTCTTTAAATCAAATGACCTTTACTGAATATAAAGGTGTGGTAAATGGTCAATCATCATATTCAAACCATCTAATTATAAATGATAATAAAATACTCAATTTAATTGTAAATGAATTTATTGATATGGCTGGTAAAGATTACAAACTATTAGAAGTATGGGCAAATAAATATGGTAAGGGTGGTTATGTACAAGAGCACAGTCATGTTCCTACAATAGAAGAGTTAAAAAATGTAGATTGTAAGGCCGGTGTTTATTTCTTTAAAAAACCTAAAAGGTCAGGTGATTTTGTTTTAGATGGTGAGAAACAAAATGTTGAGGAAGGTGATATACTATTATTTAACTGTGATAAAAAACATTATTCATTGCCAAATGAAACAAATGAAGATAGGATCATATTCTCTATTAATCTTGCCAAAGGCGTAGAAAAAATATGGAATAATGATAAATGGGAGTTTAAGAAAATACTACCAAAATAATAAAAAGCATATATAATGAGGTGCTATGCTTCAGAAAATACAATTTAAGCCAGGATTTAACAAACAAGCTACAGAGACCGGAGCAGAAGGTCAATGGGTAGATGGGGATAATGTACGTTTTAGATATGGTCAGCCTGAAAAAATAGGCGGTTGGCAGCAACTAGTAGATAACACTATATCAGGACCTGTTAGAGATCAGCATACATGGACAGATTTAGATGGTAAAAAATACGCAGCTCTAGGTACATCTAAAGTATTAGTTATTTATTATGAAGGTGGGTTTTATGATATTACACCTATTAATGCAGATCAGGCAGGAGCAACCTTTGATTCAACAACAGGTTCAGCGACAGTTACTGTTAACTTAACATCTCATGGTTTATTAGTTGGAGATTATTTTAAATTTAAATCTGTATCATTACCTGGTGGTGGTGAAACAGGATACACAACAAATGATTTTGAAACAAATGTGTTTGAAGTTATTGCAACACCTACCGGAAACACTTTTACCATTACTATGCCATCTAATGAAACTGGCACAGGAATGTCGGCTCAAGGATCTGCAACATTAAATTCATACATTACTATTGGTCCAGTTTTTCAAACACCAGCTTATGGTTGGGGTACAGATAGTTGGGGATCAGGTGAATGGGGAGAAGAATCTTCTGTAACAAACGTTACACTCGATCCTGGTTCCTGGAGCCTCGATAATTATGGACAGTTACTTGTTGCAACAGTTAAGAATGGTGCAACATATACATGGAATCCAGGAGCAGCTGGAGCTTTAGAAACTAGAGCTGCTGTTGTAAGTGGTGCACCAACTGCATCTTTAATGAGTCTTGTATCAGATAGAGATAGACATTTATTTTTAATGGGTACTGAAGAAACTATAGGTTCACCTTCAACTCAAAATAAAATGTTTATTAGATTTTCTAATCAAGAAGATATTAACACTTGGACACCTACTGCAACCAATACTGCAGGTACATTTCTCTTGGACCAAGGAAATGAAATCATTGGAGCCGTACAAGGTAAAGATTATATTTTAGTGCTCACGGATCAAGCAGCTTATGCTATTCAGTTTGTGGGCCCACCTTTCACATTTAGTATTAGACAAGTAGGTTCTAACTGTGGATGTTTAGGTCAACATGCAATGGTGTATGCACAAGGCGCAGTCTTTTGGATGGGATTTGGTGGTGGATTCTTTATGTATGATGGTACGGTAAAACAACTGCCGTCACTAGTTGAAGATTTTGTATTTACTACTCAAGGAGATAATTTAGGAATTAATTATGATGCCAATCAAATTGCATATGGTTATCATAACTCATTGTATAATGAAGTAGGCTGGTACTATGCAGCATCAGGTTCACAACAAATAAATAGAAATGTAGTTTATAATTTTTTAGAACAAACCTGGACAACAGGATCCTTATCTAGAACATCATATAATGATGCTCACACTTATGGATTACCTTATGCAACAGAGTTTACAACATCTAGTACACCTACGTTTCCAGTTATTAATGGTGCAACCAATACATTTGGAGCAAGTAAATATTGGGCCCATGAAACAGGAGTTAATGAAGTAGATGCAAATGGTGTTGAAACAGCAATTACTTCTTACATACAATCTGGAGATTATGATATATCCATGCAACAAGGCTTAGCTGGTGATGGTGAAAATATTATGAGAGTATCACGATTTATACCTGACTTTAAAAACTTATCGGGTAATGCAAAAATAACTATGTTCTTTAAAAATTACCCTAATCAGGCGGATACATCTAGTGCTGTAGCACCCTTGATTACTGGACCATTTACGTGTAATAGTACTACAACTTTTGTAAGTACAAGAGTTAGAGGAAGACAAGTAAGTTTAAAAATAGAAAATGATGCAGTAGATGAGTCTTGGAGATATGGAACTTTGCGATTAGATATTCTTGCTGGAGGTAGAAGGTAATGGCAAAAGTAACACCAGTATTTCCAACTTTTATTAAAGACGAACAAACACAAGTTGATAATAGTCAACAGTTAATAGAGGCTCTAGAAACATTAAAGAATCAATTAAACTTTGGTTATCAAAAAGATTTAAAAGATGAACAAACAAGATTGGAGTGGTTTTTATTCTAATGGCAAACTTTTATAAAAATCAAGGTTTTAATTTAACAACAACTAATTTAACAACAGTATTAACTGTTAATACAAGCTCTATCGTTATTGTCAAAGGTATGAATATTACTAATGAACACAATAACAATCTTTTATTAGAGTGTTTTTTACACGATTCTTCAGCAGGTACAGACTATGAATTTTTTCATAAAGATGTTGCCGCTGACACAACTGAATTAAATGTTTGTGGTCAGGCCTTGAATTTAGAGGCAGGAGATGCTATAAAAGTGAAGTCTGAAATTGCTAATACCATACAAGGTGTTATTAGTTATTTACAGATAGATAGATCACAAGAAAATGGATAAAGTAGTAAAGATAGAAACAGAAACAAAACAAACCTTTAGAAGTAAATCTACAAAAAAGATTTATGAAACTAAGGAAGAGTTTTTAAAGAATCATACAGAAGATGATTTAGCAGTAGATACTGCGGTCACTGTAACAAATAAAGGATTAGACTTATTACAAAAAGTAATGGGTAAAAAATAATTTATGGAATCACCTAGAGGTGGTACTGAATTACAGTTAGAGTATTTAAATAAGTATGTAGATAAAAGCATACTGGATCAAGTACAAATAACAACATCAGTACCAGAAAAAATACCATTACATCCAACTAAGTTAAATATACTTTGGCAAAAAAATTCATATGATCAAGGTAATTTAGCACCATGGTTTAAAGATAAATCTAATCATAAAAAATATGATTGGTATGTATTTAATTCACATTGGAATTATGAGAAGTTTAGATATAATTTTGATATACCTACAGAAAGATCTTTGGTAATTAAAAATGCAGTTGATAGTATTAAACCAAGAGATATTGATAAAAAGAAAGATAAAATAAAACTAATCTTTCATCCAACACCATGGAGAGGATTAAATGTAATGTTAGCTACAATGCAGTTACTAAACAATCCTAATATTGAACTTGATGTATATTCATCAACAGAAGTATATGGAAAAGCTTTTAAAGAAGCTAACGATAAACAATGGCAAGAATTATATCAACAAGCAAAAGATTTAAAAAATGTAAATTACATTGGATATAAACCTAATGAATATATAAAAGAACATTTACGTGAGTATGATATATTTGCGTATCCAAATATATGGGAAGAAACATTTTGTATATCAGCAGTAGAAGCGATGGCTGCAGGTCTTTATCTTATTACCACAAATAATGGAGCTTTGTATGAAACATGTGCAGAGTTTTCTACTTATATTCCATATCAAAAAAACTATATGAATTTAGCTAGCAACTTTGCTTATGCAATAGATGCTTCAGCAAAAAAACTTTATAGTGATGGAGTTAAGCAACACTTAAAAATGCAAGTGGAATATACTAATCAATACTACAATTGGACAAGACAAGGAAACGCTTGGACTAATTTTTTAAAAGGAGCACTAAATGCAAGATCCAAGTAAACCAATATGGGTAAAACCAAAAGTAGAATCTAATAGCACATTACCATGTATATATTTAGCAACACCTGTACATAGTGAATGTTCTATTCATTACACACAAGCTCTATTATCTTTTCAACAAGCTTGTCTTAGTAAAGGTATACTAGTTAGTTTTGCATTATTAAAATCATCATTAGTTACTCAAGGTAGAAACTTATGTGTATCTAACTTCATGGAATTAAGTGACACCTATAGTCATTTTTTATTTATTGATTCTGATATAGAATTTAGTCCAGATACAATCTTTAAAATGATTGAAGCAGACAAAGAAGTTATTGCTGCACCATATCCATTAAAACATTTAGATTGGGATAAAATAAGTCATAGAATAAAAGGTAAAGAATTAGATTCTGAAACGTTATCCATGATGGGTTTTACTTGGCCAATTAAACTAGAACACACTAAAGAAATATCTGTAACCAAAGGTATTATGGAAGTTTCTCATGCACCAACTGGATGTATGTTAATTAAAAAACAAGTATTTGAGAAGATGATTAAAGCGTATCCAAACTTAAAGATAGAACAACCAACCATTGTCAATGGTGAGGAATCTACTAAACCATATTATTATAACTTTTTTGACACATTTCATGAACCTGAAACTAAAAGGTATTATGGTGAGGATTTTGGATTCTGTAAAAGATGGACTGAAATAGGTGGTAAATGTTATTTATATGTACCCGATAATCTTACACATATTGGTGAATATAGATACACTGGAAACCTGTTAAAGGACATGCAACAGAATCTTAAAAAGATTGACTAAGTCAATAAAATCAAGTAAATTACGTCAATTACAGGTATCATTCCCTGCTCTTTTACATTATAAACTATTAAATTATGGCAATATCAAGAATGCAAATGAACAGACAATTACGAGCAGGTGGCGGTATCATGGATATTGCACCTAGAGAAAAATTCGGTTTAGGAAGTAAGCTTAAAAGAGCCGTTAGAAAAATTATACCTAATGAAGTAGCAGATGTAGCTAGTAAAGCAGCTCCGTTTGTAGCTCCGTTTAACCCATTACTTGCAGGAGGTATGGCTGCTATAGGTGGGTTTGATAAATCAGGAAGTATTGGTGATTCTTTAAAAAGAGGTATTCTAACCTATGGTGGTGGACAAGCTGCTAGATATTTAGGTGGCGCAGGATTTCAACAAGGTGTTAATCCATTTGCAGGTGCAGATTTTTCTCAAGGTATTATGTCTGGTCTTGGTAGTTTAGGTAGCTCACCTATTGGAACTTCAACAGGATTAAAATTAGGTCAGTATCCAATATTTGGTGGACCACAAGCTGTACCTGAAGGACAATATTTACCAACAGACTTTGCAAAAGAAACATTACCTTTAGAACAAGCAACAACTGGTTTAACTCAAGGTGGTGGAGAAGTTGCAAAAAAAACTACAACTGATTTATTAAAAACATTAGTTAGTCCACAATCAACTTTAGGTGAAAGAGGAACAGCATTAAAAGATTTAGGTGGTAAGGCATTAAAAGCTGTATACACAGATAAAGAAGGTAACTTAGATAAGATGGCTGTTGCAGGAACTATTGCTGGAGTTACAAGTTATATAGAAGCTAAAAAATTAGCTGAAGAAGCAGGACTAGTAGATGATGCAGAAGAATATACTGAAGAAATGTATAATGCAGACAAAGCTAAGTATGCAGAAAAATATGGTGAATATTTAACACCAGAAGCTTTTGGATTAAAAGACGGTGGTAGAATAGGTTTAAGAGATGGTATGAATTACAAATTCATGGAATTAGTTGATGAAGATGCTGAAGAAGAATACTACAAGAAAAAAGCAGACGAATTAGATAGAAAATATAATCCACAAAACTATAAAGATATTATTCCAAAAGAAAAACCTTTAGATCAATTTATGTTAAATGAAATCATGGGTGATAAAGGTATGAATACTTTATCAGAAGATACTAGAGATAAGGCTATGAAAATGTATGCTAAAAGAGCATATGAAAAAGGACAAATATCTGAAGAAGAATATAGAGAGATTATGGGTTTTAAAGTAGGTGGTAGAGTAGGATATAAAGATGCAGGATTTACTACTGTAAAAGATTTAGATATTAAAAGAGATAAGTCAAAAGTTTTAGTAATGGATGAAGATGGTAGTACAAAAATTATGGATAAAGAAATAGCTAAAACTTTAGGTTTAAAAATAATTGCAGATAGTTTTGATACAGAGCTAATAAAAAAAGCTAATGGTGGTAGAGTTAAATACGCATTTGGATCTCCAGAAAATACAGGAAGAAAAGAAGGTATAACTAGTATTACTTTAAGTGAAACAACAGATGATTTAGATCCTAGTACAGACAAACCAGAAGGTATAGAAACTATTTTAGATGATAAACTTTCTTATTATATCCCTGGATTTAGTTCAAAAGATTTAAGTAAATTATATAAAGTATTGGGTAAAGAAGGTGGTAAAAATGTAGATTTTAAAAACCTACATAAAGTATTAAGTAATCCAAATGATTATCCAGAAGCTATTATTGAGATTAAAGAAATGTTAGGTATACCAGGTAAAAAAAATGGTGGTAGAATACAATATGCAATGGGGACCGAAGTGCCTATTAGAGAAAACCAAGCAGGAGTAAGTGAAATGGATTTTAGACAAACTGGTGGATTTGTCCCACCAATTGGTGTAAAAGAGAGAGCAGATGATATTCCAGCAATGTTATCTAATAATGAATTCGTATTTACCGCTGATGCAGTAAGAGCTGCAGGTGGTGGAAGTGTAAACAAAGGAGCTAAAAAGATGTATGATCTTATGAAGTCTCTAGAAGGTAAAGTAGTATAATGGCTGAACAAACAACGATATCAAGACCGGCACCTTATTTAGAAGCTGCAGGTGAAAAATTTATAGACTTAGCATCACAACTAGCCGCTAAACCAGTTGATACAAGTGCATTTGCACCAACGATTGCTGGACAAAATGTTTTAACACAAGCTGCACAACAACAAGCTGCTACACAAGCAGGACTTGGCACATTATCTTTTGATCCAACAACTGGAGCTGTATCTGGTGTTGGCACAGGAACTGGTGTTGCAGGTTATCAACCATTCTTACAACAAGCTGCTGCATATTCAGGACCACAAGCTTATCAATCTTTTATGTCACCTTATCAACAAGAAGTAATTGATACTTCATTAGCAGAGTTTGATAAACAAAGACAAATTGCAAGACAACAATTAATGGGAAGTCAGGTTGCTCAAGGAGCCTTTGGCCAAGGTCGAGGACAAATTGCTGAGTCTGAATTTGCTGCGCAGTCATTACAAGACAGAGCATTATTACAAGCGCAATTGCAACAACAAGGATTTAGTCAAGCACAACAAGCTGCAGCTCAAGCACAAGCACAACAAGCAGGTCTAGCTTCATTACAACCAAGTTTAGCACAAACAAATATACAACAACTAGGTGCTGCAGGCACAGGAAACTTAGCTTACCAACAAGCAATACTAGATGCAGCAGCTCAAGGAGCTCAAATGTCTGCATACGAACCAAGAGAAAGATTAGGATTCTTAGGTTCTGCAATTGGTGGTATGTTATCAGGACAACCTCAAGCGTACTCAACTCAAACAACTGCACCGGCTGCAGGTACTGTAGGTCCATTAAGTCAAGCATTATCTAGTGCTGTTGGTATTTATGGCTTAGGTAGTTTATTTGGGAGATAATAATGGCGTATAATGTTTTAAAAAGACCTATGTTTAAACGAGGTGGCTCGACTACTGGAACAGGGATCATGTCTCATGTTGAATCTAAAAAAATTGGTGGTGGAACTATTAGTGGAAACAATATGCCAAATAACAGAACTGGATTTCAAAATCCTCTTTTTGGTTTAATAAGTGAAGGTATGGCTAATGAGTTATCTAGAGGTGCATATAAATCACCAGGTCAATATAATATTGATGCAGGTGCTCGTGCAAGACAAAATTTATTATCTAACCTTCAAAGATATGGAAAAAAAGGTTTAGAGTTTTTAAGAGGAGCTGGTCAACGTTCAGCAGGATTCTTTGGATTAAATAGAATTCCAGTGCCTCCTGGAGTTGCATCAGCAGCAACATCAACTGCAACTATGGCAGCACCGTTTGCTCCTGTAGGAATAATGGCTTATTTAAATAGACCTAAAACAGATGTAGCTTTAGATGTTATGAGAAGTGAACCTGCTTCTACTTTTGATGAAACCAGTCTTTTTGAATATGAAGATTATGCTAGAAGAATGAAAGAAGCAGAAAAACAAGGAAAAGAAATTGGTTTCTTAGATATATTTAAATCTTCAAAAGATAAAGATAAACAAGCTGCAGCCGCTGCTGTAGAAAAAACAGGTGATGAAGATGATTTTGAAGTTAGTGGTTTACCGGCAAGAGTAAAACCAGGTGAGACTGCAATAGATGCTGTATTTAATAGAGCTACTGAAAGTAAAAAACCAAAATATGAAGAAACAGATTTAAGAACAAGAGTACAAAAAGAAGCTGATGAAATTATGAATTTAATCAAAGATGAAGATTTAGATAAAGCAGAAGCTGCATTGTTAGTATCCAAAGCTTTAAAAACTTCAGGATCTATTTCAGATAAAATAGATGCAGCTGTAACAGATGCAAGAAGCATTGCAAAAAGAAAAGCTTCAGAATCTAAAGCAGCTAAATTAATGGCATACAAAACAATTAAAGAAGAAGACATTGCTAAAATAAAATCAGGTGAGTTACCAGGTATTAGTAAAGTAATTAAAAGACTTTCAGATTTAAAAGCTTCGGATCCTAAAACATTATCTGGTGCTGAAAAACAAGAATTAGCTTCTTTAGAAGATTATTTGAAAAAAGAAACTTATGGTGAAAAACAAATTCTTTCATACATGAGTAGTGTATTAGCTGCAAATAGAGATAAAATTCCTGCATTAGAGAGAAAAATAAACGATCTTAAATCAGAAGGTTCATTAGATGAAGATGAAAAAGCTGATTTAGCAAGAGCTGAAAAAGAATTAGAAACTTTAAAATATTATGAAAATGTATTAGGTGTAGGTACAACTGCTGGTGTTAATCTTGCAGAAGGTGGAAGAGTAAAGTATGCAGACGGTACTGAAGATCCAAATGCTCCTGAAATAGAATCAGATGAAATGGCTGGTGGTTCAAATGTTTTCCCAACTAAAACAGTTGAGAAATTAACTTTTGCTGAATTAAGACAAAAATTACCACAAGAAATAACAAACGATATTGTACAATTAATTGCAAATAGTGAAGAGGCTTTACAAGACTTTGCATACATTGCAACACAAAAAGATATTAATGATTTTAATATCAAGTATGGAGTTAATTTAGTATTACCGCCTCAGAAAGGATAATAGCTGATGGCTATAGATCTAGATCTACAATTAGAGTTGGGACTTGATAAACCTAATCTTCCAGAAAAAATAGTTGAACCTGTAAAAGATGAAGTATCTTTTGGTGATTACATTGCTGATATTGTTAGAGCTCCATTAGGTGGGGTAAGTGATGCAGTTCAAGGTTTAATAACATTAGGTGCACTTCCAATTGATTATGCATTCGATACTAATATTACTAAAAATATAGATAACTTTTTTAACAAGTATACTCCTGATGCAAGAACGGGAGTTGGAGAAGTAGTACAAACATTAGTTCAATTTGGTTTGCCTTTAGGTGTAGCATCTAAAGTTGGATCAGGAATGAAAATTCTAAAAGGTGCAGAAGTTACTAAACTATCTTCTTTATCTGGAGCCGCTAAAGGAGCAGAGCTTGTAAAAAGAGCTGGATACTTTGGAGGATTAGGTGGTGCAGTTGACTTTGCTGTTTCTAATCCAAGTGAACAAACAACATTAACAGATGCATTAGGGTTAACTGAATCAAAAGATTTAAATAGATTAGAAGGTAGAGAAAGAGCGGCAGAATTATTTAAACAAAAATTAAAATTTGGTGCTGAAGGTGCGATCATTGGTGGAGGTATACCTTTATTACCTACAGCAGGAAGTTTAGGTTATAAGTATGGTATTAAACCAATAGCTAAGGTAGCTTCTCCTGTTGCTGGAACTACGCTTAGAGTTTTGGATAAAGCAGTGATTAATCCATTATCACAAGTAATAGCAGGTAAAGGAACTAAATCTTTAGCCTCAGACATTGTATCTAAATCAGGCGGTATGTTAGAAAAGATTTACGATAAAACAGGATTACCACCAGTAAGTCAATGGAAAGAATTTGATGCAGGTTCTGGAAATTTTACTGAAAGATTATTGAAAAAAATAGATAATATTAAAACTAATTTTACTTCTACAGGTAAGGTTCAGTTTCCTGAAATTAAAAAAATACAATCTGAAGTAGATGCGGTTGCTAACTCAGAAGTTAAGAATTTAAAAAGAGTTCAAGAACGTATTAACAATACTCTTTATGATATTACATCCAAGTTTAAAACAAACTTTTATGATATTGCACAGTATAAAGCAACAAGGACCGGGAATTATACTAACATCATGGATGACCTTTATTCTGAAAAAAATAAAATCTTTGATTATTTATTGGCTCAAGGTAAAGATGCAGACACAGCATTAAAAAATGTTAATAAAGCAGTTAGAACAGATGCAAAAGAATTAAAGAAAATATTAATTAATTCAAATAAAAGATACTATAATTTAATTTCAGCTAACCCAACTGAATCTAATAGAGAACTAGCTCAAGCGTTAGTAGAAAATGCAGATGGTTTCTTTAAACAAAGATTTGCATCTTTTAATAATAAATCATTTCAGTTTGATCCAGTTACTGGGCCAATTGGAAGTAAGGCATTAAAAGAAGTTAAGAGTTTAGTTAAAAGAGATCCAGACTATAGAAGAGAAGTTACTAACATAGCTGACCGATTAATGGCTAAAAATAAAAATTTAAAATATGATGACGCTTTTGAAAAAGCATCTACCGAACATGCAACAAGATTATTAAATGAAATTAAATATGCAACCATAAGAGCTGGTGTAGATCCTGATCAATACATTAGAAGAATTGGTGGTCTTTTAAAAACAGATGAAGCAGGAAAAGCAAACTTAATGAAACCAGGAGAAACTTTTCCAGATGCAATTAAAAGATTTTTAAGTCAAGAAAGAAACGCTTCTGTTTCTGTAAAAGATTATGAAAATGCTTTAGTAGATACTGTTCTATATCAATCTAAACAGTACCATGCAAAAAATTATTTTGATCAAGTAGAAAATATTTTAAAAGAAAAAGGTGCTTTATTTGATGCTTCTCAAGCTACTAGTAGACCAGGATTAAGAGAAATTAAAGCACAGCACAATGCAAAAACAGGAGTAAACCCTGATGTAGACGTTGCTTTTAAAAGTACTTTATTTGATGGTAAATATACATATCCTGAAATTGCAAATGCATTAGTAGAAACTAAAGTCGCTTTTGATAACTTTTTTGATTTTCCTTTATATAAATCTTTAATGAGTGTTAAAGCTGGAGCTCAAATCGCTAAAACAATTTTCTCACCAATGACACAAATAAGAAACGTATCTACTGCATCTTTCTTTCCATTAATGAATGGTCTAATTGGTAGTAGAGCTTCTGTAAGTGACTCATGGAAATTAGTTGCTGAAGATATATTTACTGGAGCTAAAGCAGATTTACCTAGATTAAATGCTGAAATTGAAGACATGGTTAGAAGAGGTGTTATTGATCAAAACATTCAAGTTAATGAAATGAGAGGTATTTTAAATAAAGCAAAAGATGGTGCTATTAGTTTTGAATCTTTTATGAATAACCCAACAGTTAAAAAATTTGTAGATGTCTATCAAGGAGGTGATAACATTTGGAAAGTTTATTCAGATAAATTTTATCAATCAGCTTTAAAAGATGCTTTTAGTTATGTAACACCAGAACAAGCTGCAAGAGGTTTAAAAGGTGGAGATGAATCTTTAATGTTAGAAAATATTAAAGAGTGGTATAGAACTGTTGCTAAAGAAGACTTTGTTCCAAATAGTATATTCACAGGTCAAGCTAAAACTGCTGACGAAGCATTAAAAGATGTTTCTGCATATCTAGTTACGAATACAATTCCAACATACAGTAAAGTTCCTCAGATTATTCAAGCCATTAGAAATTTACCATTAGGTAATTTTATAGCTTTTCCAGCTGAAATTTTAAGAACATCTTCTAATGTATTATCTTTAGGTGCAAGAGAACTAACAAGTACAAATCCATATATAAGACAAATGGGAGCAAGAAGAGTTATTGGAGCTTCTGCAACATTAGGTGGTATTGGAACTGCAGTTGGTTCAGTAGCTCAATATGTAACTGGTGTAGATAAAGAAAAACTTGATTCAGCAAAAAGATCATTTGTTCCTGTGTATGAAAAGAATGCAACACTAATTCCATTATCTGCTCCAGACAGACAAGGTAAATTTAAATACATTAACTTTTCTTATTCAAATCCTTATGACACATTAGTTAGACCTTTTAATGCAGTCCTTGGTGCTTATTCAGATGGTACATTAACTAGCGATAGTGCTGACGATATTGTATTTAGTGCATTGTTTGGTAATCCCGTTACTAATAGACCAGGTGCTTTATCTGAATTTTTCTCTCCATTTATATCAGAATCAATTGGTACAGAAAGAATTGCTGATGTAACTTTAAGAAAAGGAGAATCTATTAATGGAGCAAGAGTTTATAATCCTCAAGATCCAATAGGTGTTAAAATAAATAAAAGTTTAAATCATATTATTGGTGGATTAGAACCAGGAGCTTTTACTCAAGCTAGAAGAGTTTGGGAAGGTGCAACAGGACAATTCACAGATGCAGGTACTGCAAGAAATACTGTTGATGAAATTACTGCATTAATGTCAGGTGTTCGTGTTCAAGAAGTTAAACCATTAGCCAGTATGCCTTTTATACTATCTTCTTATTCTAAAGATAAACAAAATATTGGAGGTAAGTTTGCAAGAACAGCTTACTCTGCGCGAACCACTCCAGAAGAAGCTTTATCAGCTTGGAAAACTTATGTAATGGAGTCTTATGATTCTCAAACTAAAATGTACAACACAGTTAAAGATGCAAGAAAACTAGGTATTGATGAATATGAAATAAAATCATTAGTACAAGATAGATTAAAAAACAAAGGTGAAACAAATAAACTTATGGAAGGTTATTTTAAAGCACCAAACTATTCTAAAGAAAGATTCAGATCGTTAGTTAGTAGAGTAGCTAATGAAGATTTAAGAGCTTCTTATAGATTAGAAGATAATATTGCTAGAATTACTGAAGCTTTCGACACTACAAAAACAGAATTAAACTTCTTTGATTTAAATAAACCAATGGATGAAATATCAGCTCTTATAGATAGAATTATTAGACCTGAATTGCCAGCAATTAGAAGATTGCCACAAACTGGTACTTTATTTCAACCACCAAGAAACACGAATCAAGGAGCTAATTTACCACCTCCAGTATTTCCTCAAGGTAATGTAGCTGCATCGCAGCCACAATCACTAGGACAACAATTTAACATTGGACAAGATCCAAGATATAAAATATTATTCCCACAAGGTTAATTATGAACATAGACAAAAAAATTAAATACGAAAATAGAACAAATTTTAGAGGTGGTGGTGCTGACATGGGTGCTGGTGCTTCAGGAATGGGATCTGGTAATACTGGTGGAAAATCAGGTGGAGGAAATGATGCTAGAGATAGAGGCATGGGTATGGCTGGAAAAACTGGTGACTATGGTACAGGTCCAACTGGTAATGATGGCGGAGGAAATCAATTTACAGATTTTACTAAAGATGTATTAAATCCAAATGTAGATTATGTTGGCCCAACTACATTTGGTCCTACACAGAAATATTCTGGTGATGGTATATTTTCAGGTTATAGAAATATAGATCCAGTAACGGGTCAACCTTTAAGTGGCTTAGCTTATGTAGGTGATAGATTATCCAATATAATGAGTCCAAGTAATATACTAGGTGGTATATTAGGATTAATTAACCCATTAGCTGGATTAGCTTTTAGAGGTGTTAACTATTTAGGTCAACAAATTCCTGAAACATTTGATCAATTTAAAAGCTCTAATACATTAGAAGAATTTAGAGATAAGGTAAGAGGTTATGGTAGAACCATGCCGACTGTATCACCCAATCCAATGTATGGTGGCATTGAAAGTTTAGGTGTTCAAACTGTTGCTCCAGTTGAAACAATAACTCCAGTAAATAAACCAGATGTTCAACCAGGCGAGTCTTATACATTTGATGAACTCGCTATTAACCCGGGCTTTATAAGTCCTTATCAACCATAATATGCCTAAAAGATCTCAACAAGACCCAATTCAAAGAATAGATTCACACGAAAAACTTTGTCGTATAATGCAAAAGCAAACACAAAATTCAATAGACGGTCTTCAAAGTCAAATCAATAGAATAGAAAGAATATTATTGGTATCAGCAGGAGCTTTATTTTCTGGCATGGCAGGAATTATATTAGTGCTTTTACAAAAACTTTAAATCCAATCTTTAAGAGCATCACCAGTTATTTTACTAGCAATGTTCATTTTACTTTTTAAAGCTTTTACAATTTTTTCATCAACAGTATCTTCTGCAATAATATCTATATAAGTCATTTTTCTAGTTTGACCTGCTCTATTAATTCTAGCTTCTGATTGTATTCTTTTTTCATAATCATAACCATTTGCATAATAGATCATTGTATTAGCACCTGTTAAAGTAATACCATAACCACCCGTTTGTGGTGTACCAATAATAAATCTAACAGGACTATCAGGATCTTGTATTTGTTTAATTGCATTTTGTCTTTCTTCATTTGTTGTATCACCATAGTAAGTTACGTAAGATTCTTTACCAAAGTTTTTTTCAACAGCATTAACAATAGCATTGATGTCATGTCTATAGTGGGCCCAAATAACAGCTTTGTTTTCAACCTCACCAAGTATATCTACTAATGCATCAAGTCTTTCATTCTTAACTTCTTTGATGGTACCATCATCAGCAGTAAAGTGACCACAAGTAATTTGATGGAGTCTCATTAACTGAACCATAGCAGATTGAGTTGTCATTTGTTTTCCATCTAACTCAGCTAATGCTAACACTTTCATTTGAGTATATAATTTTTTCTGTTCTGGTGTCAGTTGAATTACACGTTTAGTGTAAGTGTAATCAGGTAAATCTAAACAATCTTCTTTTAAACAACGATAAGAAAATGGTTCAAGCTTCTGTGATAATTCACCTAGGTTTTTATAACCCACTACTATTTGTACTGATCGTCCACCAAAGTTTGCAGATCGCATTACCGCATATCGAGTTCTAAATGCATAGTAAGAACCATAGTCCAATAAATACGGATCAAGGAACTCACATTGTTTATATAAATCTAATGGTGATTTAGTTACAGGTGATCCTGTAAGTATTCTTTTATATTTTGCATACTTACCTAAGGCTACAATATTTTTAGTTCTTTTAGCATCTGGGTTTTTAATTGTAGTAGACTCATCAATAGCCATTAATGTATTATGACAACTCATAAATTTAGCTGCAAAGTCTAAACCTTTTTTAGTTGAGAATGCTTCAACGTTCATACACAATACATGAAGTTTTTCTGTAGACTCAAATAATTTATTAAGTTCATTTTGTTGTTTTTGATTTATCATGGCTTTCCATAACACAACATCTTTTTCAACATGAGCTGCCATATGAACAGGTATCTCAGTATCATACCAGTTTTGATAAACACCTTTAGGTGCAATAATTAAAGCACCATTAATTTTACCTTTGTCATACAACATAGAAATGTTATCAATAAGAACTTTTGATTTACCAGTTCCCATTTCCATAAAGTATGCAAATACTTCTTTATTCCACGACTTTTCTAACGCAGTTATTTGATGCGCATAAGGTTTAGTTTTAAATTTATAATTCATAATAATATTTCCTATTGTCTTTCTATTGACAATCTATATAATAAAAGGTAATTACTTGTCAAGCGAAAGTAAAAATAATTATGAGTGAGAATACAGTTTACGTAATTCAAGAATTACCTGGTACAAGATCTGGTAATCCAAAATTTAATATTATGGGTGCACAGAAATATGGTAAGCTTGTCACATTGTTGCCTGAATTTAGCCAAATTATTTTGTCACCTGGTCCATTAATTTTTAAGTTAAGAAAACTTTTAAAAAATTATACTGAAAAAGATTATTTGTTATTAACAGGTGATCCAGCTATAATAGGTGTAGCGTGTTCAATTGTCGCAGATATAACAGGAGGTAAATATAATCTCTTGAAATGGGATCGACAAGAGCATACATACTACCCAGTTGAAATAAACTTATACGAAAAAGGAAACATAGATGACGGATAAAGAACGATGGAAGATACAAAATAAATTGTATCGTATGAAAGAAGGAAAGATAGAAGGAGAAATGAGATTAAAAGAATTAGAAAAAATGAAAGAGATATTTTTTAATTGTGATTTATTTTTTAAAAGAGATGATGAGTCTTTATTTGATTATATTTTAGATTTAATAAAAATAATTTTTCTAGACCTTGACAAAGTTTTTGATTTCTATTATTTAAAGATTAAGACTGCATATGTTATAATGCGGTTAAAGAAAGTAATAAATAAACTAAATAAGGAGATACAATACTATGAGTATAAACTTTGAAGCAGATCAAACTGAGTCAATAACTCAAACTAATGATGCTAAAGCATTGTCAGATCAAGTTATTAAACTTAGAGATTTAGAAGACCATATAAAAGTTGTTGAAGAAAATTTAAAACAACTTAAAAAACAAGCTGATACATTATCAGGTGAAGTAATTCCTACAATGATGACTGAAATGAATATCAGTACTATGAAATTAGCAGACGGCTCAGCTATAGAAGTAAAGCCCGTCTACGGTGCTTCCATTCCTATAGATAAAAAGGAAGAAGCATTTAACTGGCTTCGTGAAAATGGCCTGGGTGACCTTATTAAAAATGAAGTCACCGTTTCCTTTGGTCGTAACGAAGATAACAAGGCGGCAGATTATGCTGTCCTTGCGCAAGGTCAAGGATATCAACCGACCCAGAAGTTAAAGGTTGAACCTATGACACTTAAGGCTCTGGTCAGAGAGCGTGTCGAAAAGGGTCTCGATATGCCCTCTGATCTATTTAATGTGTTCGCAGGAAACCGAACTAAAATAACACGTGCATAAAGGAGAAAAAAATATGTCACAAGAACAAGTAACAAAGAAACAAGAACCAAGGACCAATAATGCAGTAACTGAAAAAGTTAATGCAGGTGCGTTAGCTGTAAATTTATTTGAAGCTGATGCAAACCAAGGAGTGGATAATCTAACTCATGAAGATTTAGCATTACCATTCTTAAAAATACTAGGACAATTATCTCCAGAGGTTAACAAAAGAGATGGTAAATATGTTCAAGGTGCTGAACCTGGAATGATTTACAATTCTGTAACTGGAGAATTGTTTGATGGAGAAGAAGGAATCGAAGTTATTCCTTGTCATTACAAGTTAGAATACATTGAATGGCAAGATAGAGGCGAAGGTTCTGGTGCTCCAGTAGCAATTCACTCATCGTCTAGTGATATACTAACTCAAACAAAAAGAGATGCTTCTTATAAAGATAGATTACCTAATGGTAATTATATCGATAAGACTGCAAGTCATTTTGTTATAGTAAATAGCAAATCACCTTCAACTGCTTTAATTGCCATGAAATCAACACAATTAAAGATTAGTAGAAAATGGAATAGTATGATGGCAAGTATAAAGATGAAAGGAAAAAATGGAATGTTTACTCCAGCTTCTTTTAGCCATACATACAAACTAAGATCTACTCAAATGTCTAATGACAAAGGTACTTGGTTTGGATGGGAAGTTAGTAAAATTGGTCCAGTGCAGGATGCTGCATTATACCAACAAGCTAAATCTTTCTCTGAAAGTATATCTAAAGGTGATGTCAAAGTTAAGCATGGTGAAAGTACTGAAGGTACTAAATCAGAAGCTTCTCACTTTTAATACAATTAATATATCGTGGGCGAGCAATCGCCCACATAAACTAGAGACGGTTTATGGATAAAAAAGAAAGAAAATTTATAGAAATCTTTACAGGATTACCAAGAGATTTTGGTACTGCTGATTTAAGTAGACTACAAATAGATCCTAGTACAGGAAAAGCTAAACCAGTATATGGTTGGGCTCATTCACCAATTACAGAACAAGATTATTTAGATCATTTAAATGGTAAACAATCTATAGGTATTCAACCTTGTGATGATAAAGGCATGGCAAGATTTGGTGCTATAGACATAGATGATAAACAACATAGTTATTCTAACTTTCCATATAAAAAATATTTAGATATTATTGCGGAACATAAATTACCAATCGTTCCAGTTAAATCTAAATCAGGTGGACTTCATTTATATTTATTTGTTAAAGAACCAATAAGAGCTGTTGCAATAAGAAATTTTTTAGAAGGATTATTATTTACATTAAAACTTCCAACTAACATTGAAATATATCCTAAACAAACTGAACTAGGTCAAGACTCAGAAGGTAAATGGAACATGGGTCAGTATATTAATTTACCTTATTATAATAAAACAGAAAGAGTTGGATTTAATTTAGATGGTACAACATTTACTTTCGATCAATTTATAGAAGTTATAGAAGCAAATACTTATACTGCAGATGAATTAGAAGAGTTTACATTAGAACACACCAGGTCTTTATTAAATGGTGGTGGCGAAGAATTTAATGATGGTCCACCATGTTTACAAATATTAACTAAAAATAAATTAACAGATGGTAGAGATCGATTTTTATATAACTACATGGTGATGGCTAAAAAGAAATACCCAGATGATTGGGAAAAAATGGTTATTGCAGCACCAGGAAAATACTTTCAACCTGGAGCAAATGGTGTAATTGATTGGACAGAAACTAAAACAAAACAAAAATTAAAATCTTGGGCTAGAGAAACTAAAGGACATACTTGTAATGAAGATCCAATACAACCAGTATGTATGAAAGCAGAATGTCGTAAGAGAACTTATGGATATTTATCAGATAAGAAAAGAGTCTTTCCAGCATTATCAGGATTACAAAAAATAACTTATGCAGAACCACAATATACATTCAATGTAACTTTATCAGATGGTCAAACTACAAAAGAAGTTAGAGCAAAAAATATAAAACAAATAATAGAATTAGATAACATAAGAGCAATTATTGGTGCAGCAGCTGATATGATTCCACCAAAAATAAAACAAAATGAATTTCAAGATATACTCGATAACTTATTTCCACCTAAACTAACAACACCTCCACCTAAAGGTACTTCAGATGAAGAGTTATTAGAAGAGTATCTATCTAAATATTTACATGGACCTAAAGCTGGAACTTATGCAGCATTTAAAACAGGTGCTGTATTGATAGAAGATAGTCATGCATATTTTGTTTATTCAAGTTTCTTTGATTCTTTAAAAAATAAAGAATGGAAGATGGATAGAAAAATAACTGCAGAACAAATGACAAAATTATTTGATGCAAAGTTTGGTGTAAGTAAACGATTTCCAAAAAAAGATGGGGATACTAATTCTTATAATCCAATTAATGTAACAGTAGTATCATTAGATAAGTTTCCAGAATTATTATCAGACGAACAACCTAAACCTGAGATAGTAAAAACTAAGTCTAAGGAGAATATATTCTAATGATTAAAAAAATATTTGGTCCTCCAGGTACAGGTAAAACAACTACACTATTAAATTTAGTTGATGAATATATTAAAAAAGGAACTGACTTAAACAGAATAGGTTATTTTGCTTTTACTAGAAAAGCAGCTAACGAAGCTAGAGATAGAATGTTAGAAAGAAACCCTGAGTTAGATAAAAAAGATTTAAAACATTTTCAAACTCTACATTCTTTTGCTTTTCATACATTGGGTATGAGTGAAGAGTCTGTATTACAACCAGTACACTATGAACAAATAGGTAAAGAATTAAATTTAAGAGTTACTGATACTGGAGATGAGTCTGGTTATTTAAATTTTAATAGTGAATATTTTAAACTTATTAATAAAGCAAAAGTAAAAAACATTTCTCCTGAAGAAGAATTTAATACTAATGAATGGAGTAATGAAATTGATTACGAAACTTTAGGACATATTTATTTAAACTACAATCATTTTAAAGGTGATAACCTTTATGATTTTAATGACATGATTACAAAGTTTGTAAATGAAAAAGAAAAATGTAAAGAGTTTGATGTAGTATTTATAGACGAAGCTCAAGATTTATCTCCAATACAATGGATGATGTATGATGTATTAAAAGAAAAATCAAAAGATATTTACTTAGCTGGCGATGATGATCAAGCAATCTTTGCCTGGGCTGGAGCGGATGTTAAAAGATTTTTAAATGAGCCTGCAGAAGAAGTAGTATTACCTTATTCAAATCGTGTACCAAAAAACATACAAGAATTATCTAATGTTATTGTAAGTAGAATACAAACAAGAAAAGAAAAACAATACTTTGCAAAAAAAGGATCACCAGGAAACGTAGAATTTATTTACAATATTGAACACATTGATTTAACAAAAGATAATTGGTTAATACTAACTAGAACAACTTATAGGTCTGATGAAATATCAAAACAATTAAGATCCAATAATTTATATTTTAAAGATAGATATGGTAAGAGTTACAATACAAGACTCTATAAAGCGATATTAAATTTTAGTGAACTGTGTAAAGGTAATACAATTACTTTAGCTGATGCAAAAGAATTACATGAGTTTTTACCAGACAATCCATTTTTTAAAATTAAAGACACCAAAACATATTATAGCATGGATGATTTTGGTTATGGTAAAGATGCTCTTTGGTACAATTTATTTACAAGAGCTGACCAGGAAGAATGTTTTTATATAAGAACAATGTTATCTAATGGTGATAAATTATCACAACCACCAAGAATAGAAGTATCAACTATTCATGCAGCAAAAGGTGGTGAGTGTGAGAATGTTATTTTAGTTTTAGATAACGCTAGAAAAATTAGGCAATCTGTAGAAAATAATATTGATAAAGCAGATGAAGAACATAGAGTTTGGTATGTTGGCTCAACTAGAGCTAAGGAAAGCCTATACTTATTAAAACCAAAGAAGGAACGTTATGGTTACTCTTTGTAGTTTTAAACAGAACGGGATAGAAGGGTATGTTGTCTCCTGGAGAGTGGCAGCTTCAGGCCTTAACGGGCATAGTTGGTTCGGGGCCTTCGACTCCCAGATATTTTTTAGACCCGTTAAATCAACAACTGCCACAAAACAAAGGAGAAAAATATGACGCATAAAGATGACATGGAAAAATTATTTCCACAAGATAAGCAGATAGGTGGGAGTCACTATAAAGACTTTCACATTCAACCATATGAGTTTATTTCTAAGAACGACTTGAGTTTCTTTCAAGGAAATGTTATTAAATATGTATGTCGTTATAAAAATAAAAATGGCATACAAGATTTAGAAAAAATAATTCATTACTGTGAATTAGAAATTAAAAAGATGAAAGATACAGATGGCAAAAGAAAAAGGTAGAAAATACGACGGTAGATCAAGACCAACTAATGATGTTTATAAACAACGTTGGGAAGAAATTTTTGGTAAAAAGAAACAAGAAGAATTAGATAAAGAGGATCAAGAATATTTAGATTCATTAAAGGATAAAATATAGTGGCTACTCATACAAATTACTTTGATTATTATCCAAAAGATATTCCAACTTGTGATGAAAGTCACGGTGAAAATGAACTAAAAATTATATCGGAGCTTAATGAAATAGTCAATGGACCTGTAGAAGGTAACTATTGTTTTATACATCAAACTGTTATTAATAAAGATTCTGTTCCAATAAAAGAAAGATCATGGAAAAGAGAATATTTAAGAAAAGCAATTAAGAATTCAAAGATTGCTTTAGAAATAGGCTTTAATGCTGGTCATAGTTCTGCTATAATGCTTGCCACAAATCCTAATTTAAAATTAGTTACCATCGATATCTGTACCAATCCATATGTAGAAAAATGTGCACAACATTTAAGTAATATTTATAAAGATAGATTTTATTTTTATAAAGGTAGTAGCCAACAGATATTAAAGAATAAAAAATCTAGTGTTGATTTTGATTTCATTCATGTAGATGGTGGACATGGTATTGCAGATTTTTATTTTGATATTGATTGGTCAGAAAAAAATTTAAAACCTGGAGGAAGATTATTAATTGATGATGCTTATCTACCAGACTATCTAAAGTATCTTGCATACAAAGAACAACAAGAAATATTTAAACAAATAAATCCAGAAGGTATGCCTTCTTCAGGAGAAAATATATTAGTGGAGAAGATATGAAAGTACCAATGTTCACAGCACAAACAGAATGGATAGAACCAGAAGAGTTTCCTGATTTAAGATCTTATGATGAGATTGCAGTTGATTTAGAAACAAGAGATCCAGATTTAAAAACAATGGGATCTGGTTCCGTTATAGGTAATGGTGAAGTTGTAGGTATCGCTGTAGCTGTTGTAGGTAGAAAATTTTATTTTCCAATTGCTCACGGATCAGGGAGCAACATGGATCGTAAAAAAGTATTAGCATGGTTTGCAGATACTATGGCAACTCCTGCTATAAAAGTATTTCATAATGCAATGTATGACGTATGTTGGATACGTAATTTAGGTATAAAAATCAATGGTTTAATTGTAGATACTATGATTGCAGCAAGTTTGATTGATGAAAATAAATTTGCCTATTCATTAAATGCATTGTCCTGGGAGTATTTAGGTCATGGTAAAAATGAAGCTGCATTAACTGAAGAAGCAAAGTCAAGAGGACTCGATCCAAAAGCAGATATGTGGAAGTTACCGCCAATGTATGTTGGAGCTTATGCAGAAAAAGATGCTGAACTTACATTAGAGTTATGGCAAAAATTTAAAACAGAAATACTGAATCAAGATATAGAATCTATTTTTAATTTAGAAACAGATTTATTTCCATGTCTAGTTGATATGAGATTCAAAGGTGTAAGAGTAGATGCAGATAGAGCTGGACAATTAAAAACTCAACTGCAATCTCAAGAAGAACAGTTATTATTAGAAGTACAAAAAGAAACGGGTATTGAACCACAGATATGGGCTGCAAGAAGTATTGCTAAAGTATTTGATAAACTTGGTTTAGAATATTCTGTAACTGAAAAAACACAAGCACCTTCTTTTACTAAAAATTTTTTATCTGAACACAGTCATCCTTTAGTACAGAAAATTGCACAAGCAAGAGAAATTAATAAAGCACACACAACATTTATTGATACTATTTTAAGATTCGAACATAAAGGTAGAATTCACGCTGATATAAATCAGATACGATCCGATGCTGGTGGTACTGTAACCGGAAGATTTAGTTATAGTAATCCAAACTTACAGCAACTGCCAGCACGAAACAAGGATCTTGGACCTATGATACGATCATTATTCTTACCAGAAGAAAATCATACCTGGGGTTGTTTTGACTATTCACAACAAGAACCAAGACTAGTGGTACACTATGCAGCATTACATAAATTTCCATCAGTGTATGATGTTGTTGATGCATACAATGATAATACCAATACAGACTTCCACCAAACAGTTGCAGAGATGGCAGAGATACCAAGATCACAAGCTAAAACAATTAACTTAGGATTGTTTTATGGTATGGGTAAAACTAAATTACAAGCAGAGCTTGGTGTAACAAAAGAAAAAGCAGATGAACTATTTAATCAGTATCATGCAAGAGTACCTTTTGTTAAACACTTAATGAACAGTGCATCGAACAGAGCTCAAGCTCAAGGACAAATAAGAACGTTGCTAGGTAGATTATGTAGGTTTCATTTATGGGAACCAAATATGTTTGGTATGCACAAAGCCATGCCTCATGAAGATGCACTCAGGGAACACGGACCAGGGATCAAGAGAGCTTATACTTACAAAGCCTTAAATAAATTAATTCAAGGTAGTGCTGCAGATATGACTAAGAAAGCTATGGTTGATTTATACAAAGAAGGAATTGTAGCTCATATACAAATTCATGATGAATTAGATTTATCAGTAGAGTCTGAAGATCATGCCAAAAAGATAATTGAAATTATGGAAAATGCTGTTAAACTAGAAGTCCCAAATAAAGTTGACTATGAGTCAGGTGAAAACTGGGGAGATATTTATGGATAACCCAAGGATTAAAGTATGGCCTACCTTAACGCGAATATACCACCTATTTATTGTAAAATTAGGACCGAGTATTTGTATGACATGGACATGGATAAAAAAGGTGAGCAAGACTGTGTTATCTTTGGTTTGGTCTCTATCTCGGGACGCGCTCTCTTATTTAATATCATGCTCCCCAACGGTGCGTGCTATTGGAGATTGCCTATCTCAGCGTTTTTCCAAAAATCGTATGACAGATCCAAAGTGCCAGATATGTCAGTTGACCAGTTGGAATTGTGGAACTGTTTTAGTTATTGGCCTAGCGTTCATTGCTTTGATTGGTTGGCTGGTATAGACGGAAAATACCTAGGAAAAGATAAAAAATTCTACCATGGGCAATACTTATTTACAGTTGACTGGGCCCATCCAGATACTAATATATTAAATGTTGAACATTCTGAAATTCCTCAAGAACATAAGTGTGCACACATACTGGCTCTTGATAATGGGAATTATGCAGCTCAGCCTAATAATCGTATTCTGTGGCATGTTAATTCATACACTACTGATAACAGCTGGCCTGACTATAAAGTACAAAACACGGTCTGGGATTGCGAAGGTTCGGACTGGGTTACAGAAGATACTGACAAAATGTTTTATGAAATAGAAGATAAGGAGGATAAATGAGAGATACAAAAACAATTGAATCTTTTTTAAAAGAAAAAGATTTAAAAACAAAAGAAAAAATTTTATTTAAAAATTTAAAAAAAGAAGTAGAAACGGGTGCCAATGGTACTCAAAAATATGTAATTAAAGAAGGACCTAACAAGGGTAAAATTGCAAGTAAATGATAGATAAAATTTTTTATAAAATGTTTGAGACAATAGATATCTTTTTTGATAAAATAGATAATCTATTTAAGAAAAAGAGGAGACATAAAAATGAAAAAATGTAATCAATGTGAAAAAGAATTTAACCCTAAAGATGAACTAGATCAATTTTGTAGTCAGGATTGTAAAGAGGAGGCCTTAGCTGAATTAGATTCTAGTTCAGATGAGTGCCTTTCATGTCAATAAAAAAACCACTCACTATCTCTGAGGAGGCTTCCGTGCAGATGCCTATGAAGACGGTTGCCAGTTTGATTGGTCTTGTTGCAATCGGCACCTGGGCTTATTTTGGTTTGATTGAAACACAAAACCAACATCATACTCGATTACAATTAATGGAAGCAGATGTTGAAGATAACACAGAGTTTAGAATAAAGTGGCCAAGAGGTTTAATGGGTTCGTTGCCCGCTGATTCTGAGCAGTTCATGCTTATCGAAGATCTATATAAACAAGTAGAAAAAATGCAACAAACTCAAGAGATGAATATGACTAATAAAGTTAATATAGAATTCTTAATGAAGCAATTAGATAAGGCTCAAAAAGATATAGAAAAATTAAAAGACAAACAACGGGAGTTTGCTAATGGAAACGGTCATTAGTAGTGTGGTTGCTCTCTGTATGTTTATTGCGGGAGAGCTTAAAGAACATAGAATAAAAGAGTCTATGTCAGATTGTTTGAAGGGAAAACGCCTTGCGGAACGAGATGTAAATGTTAATATTCAGTACATGTGCGGGGTTGTAGAGGCAGAGCTTGAAAAGAATATAGATGGTAGTATAAGTATAAAAAGAATTATAAAACCAAAATAATGAAATTAAATCAGCTTAGTAAACTTGCTAATAGACTTCGTAATAATTTATTAAATCCTTATGCAAAAGAAGTAAGAACACCTAAATATAAAAAACGTATTGTTGAGTCAAAAAAAGTATATAATAGAAAAAAATATAACAATGATGATTGGAGTGGAATAGTATGAATTTATCACGAAACTTTACTCTTCAAGAATTAATCAAATCAGATACAGCTATTCGATTAAACATTGATAACAATCCTAACGGTGATCAGATTGATAAATTAAAACAACTGTGTGAAAATGTACTGCAGCCAGTACGTGATCAATTCGGTAGAGTAAAGGTAACTAGCGGATTTAGATCTCCTGAGTTATGTAAAGCAATAGGCAGCTCAGAAAATTCACAGCATGCCAAAGCTGAGGCCGCAGACATAGAAGTAATTGGCGTGGATAATGCAGAACTCGCAGATTGGATATATAGGACTTGTGAACCAGATCAACTGATTTTAGAATTTTATACACCAGGAGAACCAAATAGCGGATGGGTTCATGTAAGTTGGGTACCTTATAATCCAAGAAGACAGTATATGAGAGCATATAGGGAAGATAAAAGAGTTAAATATAAACCCATAATAGGAAAGGCAGTAGATTTAGTATGAGTAAATTATATAAAGTATTCAATAAAATAGATACCGTACATGGTTTTTGTGAAGAGTGTGAGGAAGATAGTATTTTAGTTGCAATTGTATCAGAGTTTTATAGATGTACTAACTGTGGAGCAGATACAAAACAACATATAAATGGCAGAATTAGATATATGTCTTTATCTGAATCTGATATTAAATATATAAAAGAACATGGCTAAACAAAAATTTATACATTATGTACCTAGACCAAAACCTAGGAAACGTCCTGGCCGTCACACTAAAAATTTAAATAAACATAAAAAAAGACAGAGAAAAAAATCTTAAGCTGGCTCTTCAGCTACTTCTATTTTTTCACAAGAAAATTTAGGATAGAGCTCCATTTTTTCTATAACATTAGCACTAAAAGTCTTACCATCAAATAATATTTCAAAAGAATTACCAAGTCCTGCACGAACACAACCATAGTGTGTGCCATAAAATTGACTCATTTCAAATTGTTCTAATTTAGGGGCTATACATTCCCCACTAGCTAAAGAACAAATATATATTGTTAATAAAAACTTCATTGACATCCTAAATAGATTACTATAATATCCCAGTATTATGTTATTAAAAGAAAGGTTATACTAATGACAGACGTAAGTAAATATAAAAATGTGTCTTTAACTAAAGATACTTATAATAAGATTGATGACATTAGGCGCGTCATTGTACCACAGATGACAATCAGTCGATCTCAAACTATAACATTACTAGTTAATGAAAAAGAAAAATCATTAAATGGTAAACTTAAACCAATAAAGAAAAAAAGAAAAAAGGAGTAAATATGATGAATGAATCAATGAAAGTATTGACAGAAGAAAGTCCAGATCCAGAAAAAAAGTTATGGAGAGCGGTATTAGGTCAGGCATTTGAAGATGCTTTTGGTCCTGAAAGATATGAGAAAACAAAAGCTATCAAACAAGAGGCTGTAGAGTTTCTTACAAACTATAGTGATGTTAGTTTTATTAATGTTTGTGAGAATGCAGGTTTTGATCCTAGTTTTATTAAACGTAAAGTTAGAAAAAAATTTACAGAAAAATTTACTTCTGCTATAAAAAACCTATCAACGAAAGTGAGGAATAAAAATGAATGGTAAAAAACTAAAACTAACAGAGAAAAAGAAAAAAGAATTAAGACATCATTTTCTTAAATCAGATAACTTAGATTTTGGTGAATTAACGCCGGCTCAAGTATCTGTTAAAGCAGTTATGTTTATAGAAGGATTGTTAGATGCGAAAAATCAAAATCATTTCTATATAGAACAAATCACTGGTATTAAATTAAGTCCACCAGCTGATGTAACCCCAGAAACTTTATTCGGAGGTAAATAATGAGTGGTAAAATGATATGTCCTGACTGTAATGGTAATGGTTATATTGGTTCTGCAAAAGAACCCGACATGGTTAGAGATTGTTTAAAATGTGATAACCAAGGTGAAGTAGAAATAACTGAAGAGTCTATTAATGAATTATTAGATTCAGTTAAATCAGCGAGGTTACAATGAGTACAGAAAGGTTAATTTTAGAGTCTAGATTAGTTAAACAATTAAATGGAGTCATTAAAAAATTAAATGATGAAGTTGATATGTTAACTAAACAAAAAATATATCTTCAATCTAAACTGAGAGAAAAAAATGGCGAAAAAGAAACCGAAGAAACCAAAAAATAAAACCTGGATAGTCGAAGGATATTATTATGATGGTAAGAATGCATATACTTACGTCAGAGATCCTGAAACACTTAAAGGAAAACGAATAAAAGGAATAGCATGACACCAAAACAAAGACGATTAAAAGTAATGCGAAGGAATAGAATGATTATAAAAATAAAAAGAATAAGCTTTGGTTTATTCTTTATTGCAATGGTTATTGTAGCATTAGCCGCAATCCTTGGAGCATTATAATGAAAAAATCTACTAAGAATCTTGTTAAATGGAATAAGTTATTAGAACTTGTCTATAATTTAAAGGTTAAAGTGGTTGAGAATAAACCGATTAAGTATGAAGAGCTCGATGTTATTGACACAAGGCTCAAGAATCTATTTGATCAATATCAATATTACGTACCACCTGAAGTTAAATTAAAAAAACAAAACAGATACTTTGCATACAAAGCATTTGTAGAAGGAAAGAAATAATGAAAAAACATTATGGCCCCAATGAACAAGTGTTAAAGCATATTGAAACTATCACACAAGGTAAACGCGTCCTGGAACTTGGACCAGGGAACACGCCATTTAAAAACGCAACTGATTTTATAGGTTGGGAACATGGGGTGCAGCCAATTGATAAAGGTAATAATTATAAAGTTTGTGATTTCAATCATCACTCTTTACCTTATGGCGATAAGGAATTTGATTTTGTTTATT